CCTCTTCGGCCGCCGCCTCTTCGGTCTTGGCCTGCTGCTTCTGCTTCTGGACCTGCTCCTGAGCCATGGTGTGCCTTTCGTGTGGAACGGGATGGGGCCCCGCGTAATGGTTAGTTACCCGGGGCCCCGATGGTTGAAACCCTACTCGCCGGAAAGCTTCGCGACGATCGCGTCGAGCTTGCCTTCGAGGACGGCGAGCCGGTTGCTCAGCTCCCGCTCCCGCAGGTAGGTCTCCCGCAGGTAGGTCGCGGCGGTCCAGTACTCGTTGGCGGAACCCTTGCCGTCGGGCGACTCGATGACGCCGTCCGTGGTGAGCAGAAGCTTCGCGTCAGCCTTGGTCAGGGCCACTGTGGAGGTCTCCTTCGGAGGTGTTGCCGGTGTGGCGGTGGAACCCGTCGCGAGTTCCAGGATGCGCTTCATGTCGATGTTGCCCGGGTCGCCGTGGTCGTTCTCCGGGACGTGCTGGTGTCCCAGCCAGCCGTAGTAGGCGGTCCACTGGGCGTTGGTCAGGCGGACGCCGTTCGCCCCGTAGGATGCCGGGTACGCCTTCCAGGTGACCGACGACTTGAGCGGGACGCCGTGGTTGTCGGCCAGCCACTTGACGAGCTTCGCCACCTCGGCCAGCGCCCACTCGGGAGCGTCCGGCCAGAAGATGTGGGTGGTACCAGCGCCCCGCCACTTCTTGGACGTCGCCGGGTCGCAGGTGCCGACCAGCTCGATCTGGAAGGCGTTGAGGGTGTTGGTCTCAACGCCGCCGGCCTTGTTGACCAGCGCGCGGGCCGACCGGTCCACGTCGAAGTGCTGGAACCAGTTGATCTTCTTGTTCTTGATGTCGGGTACGCCGGTGACGTTCGGCGCCGACTTCCCGCCGTCGTAGGTCGGGAGCGTCTTGCCTTCCGTGGTGTGGATAACGCCGACGTTCACCTCCATCGCGCTCCCGCCGCCGTAGAACGCCTTCTGTGACGCGAACGGAATCTTCTGCGGCCCCTTGGCCACGCTCTTCTCCTTCTTGGTCGCCCAGGCCTTCATGCCGGCCCGGTCGGTGAATTGTGCTCGGTCTTTGTCGATGCCGCCGCCGTTGCTGTACTGGTGGATCAGCCAGGGGGTCTCGATGGGCGGTTCGCCCGCGGCGTACGACGCGATCCATAGGCCGTCACCGCAGAACCCGGTGGTGTCCCTGTTCTTCCAGAAGTAGCTGTTGCAGTAGAGGCCGACCTGGTACGTCGGCCTCTTGGCGTCCACGTACTTGATCCACTCGTCCTTCTGGGCGCAGGTGACGCCGTCGTCTTCCCAGTCGAACCAGAAGTGATCTCCGGCCTGGTAGGGGGTGAGGCTGAGGAAGAGGTCGGCCTGCGGCACCATGTCGCCCGGCTTCGAGAAGTGGTAGAAGCCGACGGACAGCCCGTTCTTCCGCGCCCATGCAGTCTGGGCGGCGAGCTTCGGATTGATGGCCTCCATGCCCTTGGTGACCTCTATGATCACGAAGTCGATGCCCTCGACGTGGAACTCTTCCGGCTGCCACTTCGAGACATCGTGGCCCTCGATCATCTTCCGGTCCTTCCCGAGCGGTTGGCCCGGACGTTCCGGACCGAACGGTTGATGCGCCCAGAGCGTTCCTGCCGGCCCTGGAGGAGCTGACGGACGAGCCGGGCCCGTCGGTTGACGCCGCGCAGCTCCTGGTTGCCTGACTGGCTTCCGGGGACGCTGCCGGGCTTCTTGGGGGTCCGGCCGAAGTAAGCCACGTTACCCCTCCCTCTCCGCGATCTCTATGGCGCGGTCAAGGAAGTGCCGGGCCTTCTTCAAGTCTTCCACCTTCGAGCCCTTGTTCCCAGCCCGCAGAAGGTACTTGAGGACCGAGCCGCGGAAGTAGCCGAGCTCCCACACCTCGACGATGTCCCAGATCTGGATCGCGCGAAGGTAGTGGGAGCCACCGACCTGCTTCGGGTCAGGCTTGATCGTCTGGCGGTCGATAGCTTGGTCGACCGCCGCCGCCCGACGCTGACTCGGGCAGGCGCACGGGAAAACAGAGCAGCCCAGACGGTCGTGATAGCTGACCTGGTGCGCGCAGTTTTCGCAGGTGGCCATCAGTCGTCCTCCCCCTTGATAACGACCATGGATGCGACGTTGTCGGTGAAGTGGACGTTGACGCCGGAGCCGAAGGTTGCGCCCGCCCAGAACTCCTCCAGCCCCGCAATCTCCTCTTCGTCGAGGACGCCGTTGTACGCGATGACCACCGTGTCACCCGGGCGGGCTACCGCCGCGAGATACTCAGGCCCACTCATCGTCACTCCATTCGTGGATGATGACCGCGTCGGTCGAGATGAGCTGCACGAGCTCCTGGAACGGCATCCCGTTGGCGTGGAGGAGAGCGTACTCTCCGGGGTTCTCCTGACGGCGCCGGGAGCTTTCGAGCTGAGTCTCGTTCACGATTCTTCCTTCCTGTGTGCCGTGATCTTGCAGTCACCGTGCAGGTGCCCGCATTCGCAGGCCGGGCCGTAGTTCACGACCGCCGCCCAGTTGGTCCCAGAACGGGCCGAGGCCCGGATCTCCTCCACTCGCTCGGGGGAGATCGCGGGCTTCTCGGTTTTCTTCCTGGCGGCCATCTCAGCCGCCGGTGGTGATCAGAACGCGGTCGGAGTCGGCCAGGTCGTACAGCGGCTCCCAGCGCCACTCGTAGTCGCTCTCGGTGAGCGAGTTGCGCAGGTAGGCGGTGTGGTCGCGAAGGGTGTCGGGGTAGGCGGTCAGCTTGTCCCAGCCGGAGCCGAGGAGCCTGAGGGCGACCTTCTCGGCGAGCTGCTCGATGGTGAGCTTACCGGCGTTGTACTCGCCGACCTCGGGGCGCAGGTCGATGGAGAGGATCCAGGACATCAGGCGCCCACCCCCAGGGCGAGGAGGATCAGGCTGACGGCGACCACGAGGTTGGTGACAACCAGCAGGCGGGCCGTCCTGACGGTCACCGGCTTGCGGGGCTTGCCGATACTGCGGATGACGCCTACCGCGTCGAGGACGTAGATGCCGGCGAGGAAGTAGAGGAGAATGTCGAGGTTCATGGTGCCTCTTCCTGGGGGAGGGGTTACGGGCGGTAGACGCGGCCGTCGAACGTGAAACTGTTGTCCGCGTCGAGGAGTACCAACTGTGGGTAAGTCTTCCCGCGTTCGACGACCAGCAAACCGAATCCGCGCTGCCAGTTGGGGGACTTCGACTTGATGTACGTGGCCGCGGTTTCGACCATTCCGTGACCGACTTCCATGCCGGTGAGGCGGCGCCGGTGTCCGGGGAGGCCGACCGTCCTGGAGAGGATGCCGGCGCGGTGCGTATGGCCACAGACGACGCTGGCGTCCCATGTGGCGGTCATCGCGAAGGCGGTACCCCCGGCGATGCGGGAGAGGCCCCCTTCGTCGCCGTGGGCGGCCACCCAGCCGGGGGCGATGAATTCGGGGGAGTGGAGGAGCTTGGTCTTCTTGGGTGTCCGGAAGAGCGCTTCGAGGTTCCACTCGGAGTCTTCGCCGCCCAGAGCGGGGGCGTACTTCTCCATGTAGTCCATAACGCGGCGGTCGTGGTTGCCGATCTTGATCCAGTCGAACTGGAACTGCTCGATGATCTTCCGGGTCTCGCGGACCTCCGCCCAGAATGTGCCCTTGAACTCGCCGGCCGCGCCCTTGTTCCAGCGGCCCACTGTCGGCTGGTCCATCAGGTCGCCGATCTGACCGACCTCGACCTTCGTGTACCTCCGCGAAGCGCGCATGGCCTTCACGAACTTCAGCATCACCCTCACGAACTCCGGATCCTGGTACGGAACCTGAAGGTCTGGGATGACAACGATGAGCTTGGCCATTTTCCCTCCGGGGAAAGGTAGAAGCGGGGCGCCGTAGAGTGTCCAGCTCCCCCTGTTTGGGGAGGCGCCCCGCTTCAGTCTATGGGCCTAGTGGCCTACTGCTACCCCGATGAGAGCCGCGGCACCAACTCCGGCGCCGACGCACAGGAGTACGATCCACACCCAGACGAGCGCCAGGAGAAGGTACTCGAAGGCTTCGTCCGTACGTTCTCGCACTGTCCTCTTTGTCATGATGGTGCCTCTCATCAGGGGGATTTGTGGGGGAGCTCCCGAGGCAGGATTCGAACCTGCGATACGCGCATTAACAGTGCGCTGCCTTGCCGCTTGGCTACTCGGGAAGGTGGAGCCCCTGCGCCCTCCTGCGAGAGCAGGGGCTCCGGGTCGATCAGCTACCGACGACACCCCAGAGGGCGACCGCGGCGGCCTGGGTCGGCGGAACCGGGTAACCCTTGGCGCTGAGCGCCGCAGCGAGGGCGGGGTCGACCGGGTCAGCGACCGGAGCCGGCGTCGCCGGAGCAGCCCACGAAGGGGCAGGACCCTGGTCGGCGACCGCGGCGGGCTGTCCACCCCAGGCAGGCGCTGCCTGAGTAGCCGGAGCGACGTAGGCGGGCGGAGTAGGGGGGGCTGCCTGCGTCTGCGGCTGGGCGAACTGGTTGCGGGGGTTCGCGGCGAGGTAGGCCTCCGCCTGAGCGACCTCGGCCTCGACGTGCGGAGACAGGAGCCACGGCGGGTTGCCCTTGGTGTTCTGGCCCTGGCCGAGACGACCGAGAACCATGCCGTCCGGGACGGCGGCCTTGAGCTGCGTGACCAGCGCGGTGGCGAAGATCAGGGCGTTGTCGAGGACGCGGCCGGTGTCGAGGTTGACGATCTTCGTGGCGACCGCGTCGGCGACGCCGTGAGCGGTGGTGACGCCGACCTGGAGCTGGGTGGGGAAGAAGAGGAGAAGCTGGCCGTTGTGCTCCGAGGCGACGAACTTGTCCTCGGGGTTCGCGATGGCCGGCTGCTGGAACTGGGACATTCGTTGATCTCCTAGATCTGGGGGTTGGGTGCCGAGTCTAGTGGGAGGGTCTGACATCCACTAGTGTACTACTTCCCGGGACAACCCCGGGTGAAACCTACATCTTTCGGAAGATGGAACGGGCAGTACCGGCAGTCGTCGGCGACGGGGAACGTGGCCGCGATCTCCATGTCGGGGCGGACACCCTTCCCCTGAGCGAGCGTCTCCCTGTTGATGTCCTCGACACGCTTGAGGGCGGCCAGGGCAACCTTCTTGTCGTACTTCTCCGTCCAGACGTGCATCTCATCGAGAGAGCCGCCGGCCCGCGGGAGGCCGACCACAGCGACGTTCTTCACCTTCTCGCCACTCAGTTCGGCGCCGTACCCGTAGGTGTGGGCCTGGATCCGGTAGGTGTCGGACGGGCCGTTCAGCCGGAACTTGTCCAGGGAGTACTTCCCCATGAACTTCCAGTCGACGATCGTGCCGTCGCGGCGGTCGAGTAGGTCCGACGTGCCCTTCGGAACGAGCGGGTTGCCGAGGTTGACGCGCATCTCGACGGCGTACCGGCCGGTGCCGGCGTCGGCGAACTCGTAGATCTCGCCCATGCCCACGTGGCCGCAGGTGCCGACGAACGCCGCCCACCCGTCTCCGCCGGGGTTGACCGCCGGGATGCCCATGAGAGTCATCGCCAGACGACGATCGCATGGAGTGCCGATCTCAGACGGGCCGAGAGTGACCTGAGCCGAGCGATTGTCAGCCGTCTTCCGGTTCGAGTACGAATAGAACGTTTCCTTGATCTTGGTCGCCAGCTCCTTCGCGAGGTCGCCCATCGGGGCGGGCTTCACCGGGCCGTTGTACTCCGGAGGCTGAAGGAATACCGGCTTCGGCTCCTTCCACTCCGTCGGCTGAAGGAACGGGCTCCACGGCTGGTGGAACCGGTCCGACAGCCGCGTCCCCAACGAGAAGGGATCCGGTGGCGAGGGCTCGGTTTCGGGCCTCATTGAGGGCTCGGGCGTAGTCACCGATTCCGGGGAGCTGGTCGCTGTGGACGCACCAGAACTTGCAGCGGGTGCAGACCCTGACGGGCTCTCCCATGACTCATCACTCTCCGCATTTGCAGCAGGGGCGGCATTCGGTGCAGTGCTCTCCGTGGCCGCATCGGTGGAGGTTTCGTCGAGCGACGGCAGAGGCAGATCGTCGATCTTGCGAGCGTGAGCTGCGCGCACTCCGCTTACTGGGCATCGGTCCTCTCCCCTCAGGGTTGTCTGGTGCAGGTCGAAGTAACCCAAGCGGGTCAACCTCACCCTGCGGTCACAGTTGGGGCACCTCTGGTAGTCGACGCCGGCGACCGGAACGTCAGCCGGAGCCTTGACGTCCACCGGGCCGTTCTCCAGGATGTGCGCCGGAATCGCGTCCGACGACATCGGACACGGCTCACCCTCGCCGTCGGTGTGGCTCCGGTAGCGGTCGTTCTTGGTGGGGGTGATGTTCTTGCGGCAGTCGGGGCAGGGATACCTCACGGGCGGTACCGCCGGTCTTCATCCCAGTCCTCGCCGCCGAACGTCACCCTCTGGATCTTGTCGATGGTGATCGACCGGGCGACACCCTTGTGGCACAAGTTGACGTGCAGCTTCCCGCGGGTCGAACCAGGCTTCAGCACCTTCGGTTCGGCCCGGCGGGCGCCCGACTGGGAGCCCTGGACGCGGTACGACCGGACGCGGCCCTCGTTCGACACCTCGTACCAGCCCCCGTGTCCGGGGATGGGCGTCCAGATCTCGTTGTTCACTGATCTTCCCTCCGGTTGTCCTGGTGAATTGCGGTGATGCCCAACTGCTTCGCGGGCGGGTTCTTCAGATACTCGAAGATCCGCCGGCCGGCCTCGGGGTCGTCCCGCACCCAGCCGAGGAACTTGTTGCATGGGCCACACAACAGCCCCCGGGTCTCGCCCGTCTTGTGATCGTGGTCCACCGAAAGGTTCTTCGACAGCCCCTTCGACCACTGGCAGATAGCGCACTTGCCGCCCTGCCTGATGTAGATATCCCCGTACTGGCCGGGCTTCAAACCATAAACCCGCTGAACTCTTCGCTCGTGGGCGCCGGACTTCGCGTTGCGCTTCTTCTGCGTGTCGTGCGACTTACACCGAGGGCCGGCATGCGGGGCGGGCCGGGGGTACTTCGGGTAGGGCTTGCCGAGGTTCTCGCGGTGCGTCTTGCAGTCGACACACTCGGCGTCAACGGGCCGCGTCATCGGATGACGTCCGGCTTCAGGGTGACCGCGCACCGGTGGCAGAACTGGAACGAGAAGCGCCTGCCGGTACCAGGGAAGGTCGCCCAGCCGTAGGCGATACCCACGGGCTCGTCGAGGACGCGGACGCCGCAGGATGTACACCGGGCGCCCTTCGCGGCCTTCTCGGCCCTGGTGTCGAGCTCCTGGCGGCGCGCCTCACGGTCCGCCTGCACCTGGAGCTGCCACGGCCGCGGCTCATTCTGACTAGTCATGCAGCAACCTTCTTCGCTGGATGCGGGTGGGTGGCGAGCAGTCGCCTGGACCGGAAGATTATACCGCAGACGTGGCACGGGTAGTCCGGGGCGTAGTCGGCGTCGCCCTTCGCGGCGAACATCACCTGATAGTCGTCGGCTTGCTCGACGGTCACCGGTCCGGTGACATCCTCCAGGCCAGCACCCAGGGCTGCCAGGACCTTCTCCAGGTTCCCGAGCCGCGTGGGCAGCGAACGCCCGGTCTCCCAGTACTGGATGGTCTCCGAGCATACGCCGGACGCCTGAGCGAGGGAGTAGCGGGAGATGCCCTTCGAGTCCCGTAGCGCGCGGAACTTCTCCTTGACGAAGTCGGCGGGGTCCCACGACTTGACGAACTCGATCGACATGATTGCCGCGAGCGTCTTCGGTGTGCACTTCACGATCGGCCGATGGTTGGCGTAGGAGCCGGCCGCGAAGCCCCTGATCATACGGTCCGACAGCCCGCACTGCCTCATCATGTCGCGGACCGCCATACCCTTCGCGGCCAGCGCCTTTGCGTGCGCAACCGCGGGCGCCGCATCAACGAGATGGTAGGTGACGGGTTTGGCCATGGACCTTCACCTCCCCGATAATTCTGTCGACGCGAAAAGAGCGAACCTCATTGCGGAGCTCGTCCAGGCCGGTGATCAAACGATGGCCGTCCAGCGAGCTCCAAACCGAGCCCACGAGAACCGTACGAACCTCGGTCCCGTAGGCGAACTCCACGATCAGGCCGTCGAGATCCATCAGAACCCGGCGTCGTCCAGGGCGGTGCGCAGGAAGGCGCGGGCCGTGGCGACATGGCCGGACGCCACGAGGTCGATGAACTCGAAGACCGCGCCCTCGTCCATGTAGAAGACGTTCTCCTCGTGGGCGGTCAGGCCGAGAAGGTGGCCGGCGATCTGCGGGATGTCGTGGTTGAGCTCGTGAGCGTCGGCGAGGGCGGTCGTCTCGGGCGACAGGTCGACGATCTCACTCCAGCCCTCACGCTTGCGCCAGGTGTACAGCGGGGCGCCGGTGGTGAGGTTGACAGCCCAGCCGGCGAGGCAACGGGTGGTGCCGCAGACGGGGTCGCCCTGCGCCTCCCAGTTCGCCATGTCGAGCGACGCTTCTTCGGTGTCGACCTGGATCTTGACCTTCTTGAAGAGTTCGATGTTCACCTTGAGCACTCCTTGCATCGGGACAGGTGGTTGTTCATGAAGTGGGCGTGCGCCCGGCGGTCCTGGATGACCTGGGAGGCTTTGAGGCCGAGCGTCCGCGGGTTGTCGGCCGGCTCGTTGAGCGCCGCCCTACGCAGTCTTTCCCGTTCGACGGCCGCCAAACCCTTCGGGCAGAGCTTCACTCGCCGTCGTATCCGGCGATGATGTCCTCGAACTCGATGTCGTCCGCGGCCTGGCCGGCAGCCTCGCCGGCGGCGATAAGCAGGCCGGCGAACAGTCCGGAGAGGGCGAGACGGTCGTGGAGGTTGCCCGGGTAGAGGTCGACGTACGACTTCGGGGCGTCCTCTTCGCCGGACGCGATGGCGTCGGCGAAGAGCTGGTCGTCGGACGGGAAGTCGGTGACGCCGGACTCCTCCGCGGCCTCACGCAGCTCCTGGAGGGTGACGCGGACGGCGTACTCGTTGAGGATGTGCCACACGGTGTCCATGGCGGAGAACGCCAGACGCTCCAGCTCGTTGTCGTACGAGTGGGCGGCGTCGGTCTTGATTTCGATGAAGCGGGGCTCGGTCATGATGGGCTCCTTGGGATGGGAGGGAGTATCTGGGGCTGGGATCGAACCAGCGACACACGGCTTATGAGGCCGATGCTCTACCACTGAGCTACCCAGATTGGACCCGGTTCAAACCCGAGAGGGGCTGGTCATCTCGGCTAAGAACCGGGGGCGGTGCGCTCACAACCAGAGTATGACCCCGGGGGTGCCCCGGGAAACGTCTGGCGGGTCAAGAGATTGCAAAGGCCAGGTCAGGAGTGGAGAGTGGCTCCACAGCCGACACAGTAGGCCGTGCCGGGCAGGTTGGCGGCGCCGCACCGGAAGCAGTAGACGGGGCCGGGGGTGCTCACTTGACGGCTCCGGGCTTCTCGGCGTCACCGACACGCTTGGTGACCAGCGCGTAGACAGCAGCGAGGCCCGCGGAGGCAGCTCCGGCGAGCGCAGCCTTATTGAAGCCTGCGGAGACGAGGACGGGGAGGGCGGCACCGGTGAACGTGACGAGAAGCAGTTCGGCGAGCCGCTTGAGGTATACGGCCATGTTGATCTCCTATGAGAGAGGGAAGGCCCAGCCGGCCAGAATGTGGCCGAGGTACCAGATGCTGAACGAACCCCATGCTACGCCGAAGAGGATCGCGCCCGCGCGTGTACGTGTGCGGAACGTCCTCCTGGTCGTCTCACTCAGAGTGTCACCCTGCTTGCCGTTGGTGAGTGCGTACACCTCGAAGGCGACACCCGCACCGATGATCCCCGCCCAGATTGCGTCACTGATTTCCATGAGATTCAGAGTACTTGGTTTGGGGGTGTTACCATGGGGGATACCTGATGTATCACCTCAACATCCCCTGGAGGGAACACCCCATGAGCGAGCTTTCCGACCTGAAGGCGCCGACCAAGCGAGTCCGGAACTTCGACGCACAGATGGTCACCAAGGTGCCCAAGTCCGCAAAGGTGCTGGTCAGCAGCATCGCCAACGACACCGGCAAGTCCGAGGGCGCCATCGTCCGCGAAGCCCTCTCCGAGTACTTCGAGCGGCGCGGCTACCGGCACTGAGCACCAGGTAACACCCACCCATCACCCGAGAGAATCCTGAGGCATCACCCATGACTGACTTCAAAGCCGGCGACAAGATCCGGTACATCGACCCCGACGACAACGACATCGACGCCCGGCGCGTCATCAACTACATCGGCGAGCGGTTCGTCGTCTACACGGCGACCCACAGGGACGGCACCAAGAGCGAGCACAACACCACGCTCACCTGCCTGAAGCACGACTTCGAACCGGTCCCCGAGGTGTTCGAGAAGGGCAAGCGGTACGCACCGATCAGCCCCCGCGACAGCCGGCCCGACTTCACCGTGCTGTACGCCGACGACGAGGTCGCGTTCGGAAAGTACCACGGCCCGGCGAACACCTACACGTACGTCACGCACGGCGTCCGAGCTGACCACAAGGAGGTCTGACATGACCCGCTACCTGAAGGTGCACGTCGAAACCCCGACCGAACAGGCCGACCTGTACGTCGACCTCGGCACGGCGACGGACTACACCGAAGACGATCTCCTCAAGATCGGGCAGGACGCGGTCAACGAGTACGCCTCGTGGGGTGTCGACGTGATCGACGAGTCCGAGGTTCCGGAGCGTGACCGCTAGTGTGCTGCGACAAGCCGTGCCTGATCGCGACATGGGTGGCCAGCGCGTACGGCTACCTGTGCACCAACTGCCGGGGGTTCATGCCATGCCGGTGAAGACGTACTACGACGCGGTCTGTGAGACGTGCGATGATCCCGCGCTGGTGTACGCCGAGACCGAGCAGGATCTGATCGCGAGGATCATGGTCAGGGGGTGGAGCGTCTATCCTCTGTTGTGTCGGAACTGCGCTCGATTCCTCCGGACGATGGTGGTGGCCCAAGATGAACAACAAGACGGCAGGCCTGTACGTGAGCCTGGCGAAGGCTCTGAACGCGCTTGAAGAGGCCGGTGAGAGCCCGGCGGTTTACTCCCTGGGCATTGAGGGCATCTCTTCAGGTGTTACCTGGAACTACACCGAGTCCACCTGGACGGTAGGAGACACAAATGACGCAGGACTCTAACCCCCCGACCCTCTCCGCGATGGCGATCACCAACAAGAACGGCAAGGTGGTCGCCAGGGGCTTCGACGCCGACTCCGGCGATGAGGTCTTCGAGCTGGTCCTCGACCCCGAGCAAGCCCGCGAGATGGCCTACCAGCTCACCGGCAACTCGATCAAGGCCGAGGAAGTCTGATGAAAACCCCATTCCCGAAGTACGACGAGGCGCTGGTCCTGGCCATCGAAGAGCACCTCGAACTCGACCACCTCACCGAGATCGTCAGCCGGCCCGACATGATGATCTTCACCAGCACAGGCAAGCTCGTCGAACGCTTCCGCGGCATGTCGGCCAGAGGCGGGGGCATCGCCGACTTGGACGGCACGGTCATCCCGCGACTTATGATCCAGTCCCTCTCGACGGACCCGGGAAGGTTCGGACCCAAGAGGTGGGTGGAGCCGTGCGAGGCGTGCGACAACTTCGCTGTGTCATGGAAGTGCGCCGACCACCCGGAAAAGTCGTGGGACACCGAGATCGGGCGCTGGGTCAGGACTGACGGCCGCCCATACTTCACTCCGGTCGAAGAGCCCACGTTCCCCGACGCCGACGGTTCGATCCTGTCCCTGTTCACCGACCGGCTACCGTCCGACGCCAGCCTCACCGAACGGTTCGACGCGGTGAACAGCTACCTGGCGGAGCTCGGGGACCGTTACAGGCCGGGAGGAAGACCCACGTGACCTCACATAGCATCTTGTCCCCTCACGGCGAGGGGTACTGCCGTCACTGCCGGTTCGTCGTGGGGCTGGACGCCGACGGTCTGATGGACTACCACACCCGCGGCTCGGTCACCGAATACGGGTCGCGGACCATCCCCGAGAAGTGCAAAGGGTCGGGCGCCAAGCCGGCCAAAGTGACACCGTACGCCGCGTCGAAGAACCGGTTCCTGATGCGCCTCCCGATGGCGGTGTGCCCGGTGTGCGGCGGCCGGGCGGCGAAGACCCGCGGTGGAAGGCTGGCGTCCCACGGGCCGTACTGCGCCGGAAGCGGCCGGATCGTTCAGTAGAACCCCCACGGAGACCCTGGTGTCGTGTACACTGGGGTCTCCGCTTGTCATTAATTGTCACCGAGAAGAGGCGCCGTGGACGGCCTACTCACCCCGCAAGAACTCGCCCAGTACCTGAAGGTCAAGGTCAGGACCCTCGACAACTGGGCATGCCAGCACAAAGGACCGCCCTTCATCCAAGTGGAAGGCGTCCGACGGTACGAGATGGACGAAGTCCGCAACTGGGTCGAAGAGCGGAAGGTGCGTCACTGATGTTCAGCCCCACCGGGTACGTGGCGACCATCCACGTCGACGCCTGGCGCCTCGATGACAGGAAGTTCGGCCACCGGCTGGTCGAAGAATCCCGCCCCGTCCTGCATTGGAACGAGGACGGCCGGCCTGTCATCTCCGACGAGGAGGGGAACCTCGTCACCCCGCAGCAGTACATCGCCGAATACCTCGAACTCGACGAAGAGCACCGCTACACGGGCAGCTTCGAGATCCAGGGGACGGAGTGACAATGGCAAAACTCTTCAATCCGCTCCCCCATGACTCCGGGGAGGTGATTCCCGCACACTTCGTCGGCGAGATGAATGACTACGGATGGGCGCCGGAAATTCCATTCGACCCCGACGGTGAAGGCGAGAAGTCGCGCCTGGAAAAGCTCCGCTCCGAATTCGAGGCGGCCCAACCCGACCTCGTAATGAAGAAGGAGTTCGAGCTCGCCGCAACAGAGATCGCCCGCGACAACCGGCGGAAGATCCGCGAAGCGTACCTGACATCCGATGAAGGCCGGCAGGAGGCCGCCGAGCGCTTCGAGTCACTCATCGGGATCGACGACCTCGAAGACCCCGAGCCGATCATCGAAGGGTTCCTCTACCGCGACACCGTGGCGAGGACATTCGGACCGCCCAAGTCGTTGAAGTCGTTCGTGACGCTCGACATGGCGGCCTGCGTTTCCCTCGGCATTCCGTGGCAGGGGGTTGAGACCACACAGCAGACGGTGCTCTATGTGGTCGCCGAGGGTGGCCGCGGAATGAGAAAGCGCAAGCTCGCCTGGAACGAACATCACGGCACCGATATGAAGGTGCTGTTCTACCCGCGGCCCGTGCAACTCGGCAAGCCAGAAGAGATGTACGACCTGATCTCCTTCTGCATGGTGAAGCAGGTCGGCTACGTGGTGATCGACACGCAGGCCCGATGCACCGTCGGCGTCAACGAGAACGACAACACCGAGATGGGCGAGATCGTCGCCTCCTGCGACATCCTGAAGCAGCAGACAGGCGCCTGCGTGCACTTGGTACACCACTCGGTGGGCAACGACGACTCCAGGGCCCGTGGCGCCACAGCGTGGGACGGTGCGGTCGACTCGGAGTTCGCCGTGAAGCGTGACACCAGGGACCGCACCCAGGTCAAGATGGTCTCGAAGTTCCAGAAGGATGAGGGGGAGGCCGACGACGTCGAGATGGAAACCCGGGAAGTGGGGATGTCGCTGGTGCTCGTCGGGGGGAGCGGATCCGGGGGCGGTGGGGTCGACGCCGCTAATCTGCCACCTGTGACCGAGGGGCTGCTGCCCTACCTGAACGTGCTGACCGATTATCAGGCGACTGGGGCCACACAGAAGGAACTCGTCGAGCAGACGGGTCGGGACAAGTCCACGGTCTCTCGGAACGTCAATAAGCTCGCAGAGTTCCAGGTGGTCGAACTCAAGGGGTCGAAGATCGTTCTGACGGAGCTCGGGTGGCAGGTTCTCCGGTGGCGGAGCCGTCACGAGCCGGCCACTCAGCCCCCGCCCAGGAGCGTTCAGGACCCCCTGGAATGAGTGCAACTCGGGCCGTCGAGTTGTATGGCGAGTTGCACGCCTAGTTGTATGGGTTGCACTGGAGTTGTATGAGAGTTGCACTGCCTGACCTGGGAAGTTGCAGCGAGTTGTATAGCTTCAGTGTGACCGGGTACCTGAGTTGCATGAGTTGGGGGGGTTTACGAAGTAACCCCCCATGCAACAACCCCACAACTTGATCTTGAGAAAAGAAGGAGACCCATCCCGATGAAGATTCAGCCTGGACAGTGCAAGAGGTGCAAGGCGGTCATCTATCTGGTGAGGGAGGCGGGTATCACCTGGACGGCAGACATGACACCGCTGGACGCCCAGACAGTGATCCAGGCCCTCGTGGGCGGACGAGAGATCTACGCGGTCTCCCTGGACGGCAAGCAACTGAAGCCGGCCCCCGGACACCTGGTGAAGTCCTGGCTGTCGGATGGGCGGACGATCGTCGCGAGCCACCCGTGCCCGACCGCGGTCGCAGGAGCGCTCCTGAGCGCCGTCGAGAAGGCGGGGCGGGAAGTTGTGCCGGGAAAAGGTCCCGGGCCGTCTGTGCCCCCAAAGAATCGCTCCTCGGGCCCCCTCCGCTCCTCGGCGACTGCCCCCACTGCGGAACACCCGGGTTCTAGGCCGACGTGCGACGGGTGCAGCCAGCCGTGCGCCGATGGAACCTACGCGTCCATCGACCTCGGAGACCTGACAGTCTGGGCACACCACGTCGACACCTGCCCATGAAGGAGTGGATGACCATGGACGAACGGCAGCAGCTCGCCGAACGAGCAACCGAGATCTTCAACGCCGACGACGCCACCACGTACAGCCAGGCAATCGACCAAGCGATGAAGGAAGCCAACCCCACCGACAATCCGATAGGCGTCGAGAAGCTCTTCCAGGCGCTTCTCAACGTCAAGCCGGAACCCCCCGTCCTCAAGCGCCACCAGAACAAGACGGCGGCATCCGACAGTGAATTGAATTAGCACACGAAAAGGCCCGGCCCCCTCGAAAGGGGACCGGGCCAATTTGGGGTTATACCGCGGTCGCTCCACCGAACCTGGCTGTCACATAAGTCAGCTGGTTCTCGTAATCCTCCGCGCAAATCGACGAACAGAAATTCACCTCATCGATGTTGGGCGTCACGTACTCGACCGGGTCGAACGGGTCACCGCACTGACCGCAGTAGATCACCATTCACAGCACCTTCCACGCGAAGAGACCGGAGAACGTCACGAACAAGCCGGCCAGGAACAGGAAGTCCAGCAGGTAGCGCTTCACCACTTCCCCCTTGAGCAGCCGGTGTGCGTACCGTCGGGACGGGTCCAGCCGCACTTGTAGCAGATGCTCGGCTGAAGGCTGGCCGGCACGTAGATCTCGGAGCGGGACTTCCCGGTCATCATCGACCAGTACCGCACGTAGGACTCACGGGATTCGTTCATCTCAGTGCCTCGACCCTTCGAAGTAGACGTGGTGGTGGTGCGGGATGTAGCCGCCGCGTTCGGCGTCGTGCTGCTTCTCGATCTCGGCGACCCGCTCCTCCGCAACCTCCCGGGGGAGGCCGCGGAGGAAGTCGGCGAACTCCGTGTCAGAACTCATAGCACACCGCGTAGGTCCCGGTGCTGGCACGGTGGGCTTTGTCGCACTCGATGCAGTGCTCGCCGATGTGGTAACCGGCCTTGTTCTTCCAGCCACCCTCGGGGACCGGGCCGGTGACCTTCTTGCCGCAGTAGGTGGTCTCACTGTCGGTGGCGAGGGTCAGGTGGGCGGTCGCCTGGTTGTCGATGACGCCGTAGCACTGGCGGGTGAGGACTGACTTCTCCATGACCGACTCCTTTGTCGCTGTTACTAACAGTCTTCCCGCTCAGGTAATACCTGAAACCGAGAACTGGAGGGAGAATCCCTGCCGATCTTTGCCGGCCGAGACCCTCCCCTCAATCATCGGGTCAAGCGCCCCTGCCACACAACAGGCAGAGCATTACGGTTACCGCCCACCAACTGCCGAGCCCTCCGCTGAGCCGGTATAGCGGCCAGCACAAGCTCCGTAGCGTCCTCTTCAGGGAGGAGCATCAACTGGGTCTCCCGAGCCTTCCCGGAGGCGCACACCATCGCGCGGCCCCTCACCTCCGAAGGCGTACGGTGAGGCCCGCAATCGGCCGCCAGCCACTTCCAGGCCTGCGGAGACGATCCGATCAGAGCCTTCGTCCCGAAGTTCTCCAGGAGATCGGCAGTCAGGCCCGAGCGGTACGAAGCAAGCTGGGCGAAGGCCACCACATGGATCTGGACGGCCCGGCCCATGAACATCAGGTCGGAGAACGCGTCCAGGGCGCCATAGCCACCCGGGGTGTTCCGCTTGTCCAGGACCTTGAGAGCGGTCAGCGTGGCGTTCGTCTCCTCGAAGACCACCACGATCCGCGGACCGATCAGACCCTCACCAGACTTGATCACCTGATTACGGCGCTGAAGCTCGTAACCCAGATTGACCAGCGAGGAGCCGATCTGCTCCGTGGTGTCCGCGTAGTGCACCACAGGGGCCAGGGGACGCGCCCACATGTGGGAGTGCATCTTCCTGTCCAGCACCACCACCAGGTCCCCCAGGGTGAGCCTCTGGACGGCAATCGAGCGGGCTATCGTCGACTTGCCCTTACCGGTGGGTGCGTTCACCAGGATGTGAGGCGACTCGGCATCCAGGTCAACGGTCACCGGACCTTGCGTACCCTCACCGAGAATCACCTCGGATCCGGTAGTCCCCGAGTAGGTGACCACCTCGGGGATCTCAAGCCCTCCCAGCCCTGTGTAGGCGTTCGGGCGGTTCATGAAGTCCACTGTGTCCACTCCTTGTCGTCCGGCTGGAAGGGGACCCACCCAGGGCCATGCCCACATGATGTGCCGTACCAGCCCTCTCTTCAGTTAGCTACGGTGATCAACTCCGGCGACAAGGAACCAGGGCTCAGCCCACTTGAACCATGCCAGCGAAGATCTCCGCCTTACCCGGTCACACAGTGAGGGCTCGGCCCTGTCTGTGATCGAGCGTCGAGCGGCCGGAGGGGGACTCGCACCCCCTTGACTGCCTATCCCGGCCCACCTTGCTAGACCCAGAGGTCGGTACCCGACCTGATCGAATGGAACGCGAGCTCACCGCGGTCCTTCGCCCACTTGGCGGCTAGATCGACGTCGTCCGTCCAGGAGCAGCCGTCCAGGTGGTACAGGCTGGTCTCAGCCTCCATCCAGTAGCCGATCCACTCCGCCTGAGTGGACACGATCACCGACTGAACGAGGTACGCCAGGTGCTCGCGGTCATGATCAGGCTCCACGCGGATCGTCTCGCCGACACCCCCCACCCAGAAGCCATCAGTGGGGACCGAGGCACCGTGAGTCGAATAGGTGCCCCCGTACAGTCCCAGGTCGATTCCGCGGACTACGTGCGCCACAGCCTCGTTGTAGATCATGATCAGACCCCTTCGCCCTGGTAGTGGAGGTCGCCCGGCTCGTCGTCCGTCGAAGCGTGATCGGCGATGATGATGTCCGCGGCCTCGCTGTTACCAGCCACCCGGAACAGCTCGGCCAGCGCCTCGGCCTCGTTACAGGTGAGCGCGCAGTCGTAGACGCTCAGGAGGGTGGTCGCGATCTCCGCGAAGTTGTCCGCGAAGTGCTCGACTGTTTCCGCGATGGCGACCAGCTCATCCAGGCTGTACGTCGGCTCGTCCATGATCAGACCTCTTCCCCGTCGTGACCGACGAACACGTCGGCGTTGTCGAGTACGTTGATCGCGTCCCTGAGCTCTTCCTCAGCCGACTGGTCGACACCCAAGAGGGCGGTGTCCCTCAGGATCTCGATTGCTTGCTCTACGGTCATCTGGTCCACTTCCTTCGGTTGATTCTGAGGATCTGGACCGAACTTCTACCAGAGATATACCCGGTAGGAGCTCGGCTCAAACACCCAGGTCAGCGGCCCTTGAGCCAGTAACACCGCACCCGGTAGTACCAGAATCGGACCCAAGAAGCCCGGTAGCCGCTCACCGGTACTGCCTAGGGATCTCGGAGACCCATGAGGGGAGAAGGATCCCCTTCTGCTCAGGGAACCTCTCACCCTTGTTGATCCAGACCAGCGCAGACGACTGGCCGCGAGTCTCGGTGGTCATCGCAGCACGAGCCAGGCCGGAGAACATCTGAGAGTGCCTCACCCAGGCTGCTTCCTCCCCGTGACGGTCGAAACCCCTCGCCGTCATGAAATGCCCATGGAAGTCATGGACGGCCCTGAAGCGGTTGTTCTGCTCAAGGGACAGGATCGGATGCCGCTGGTCCTCCGTGGTCCTGTAGACCCTCAGGAGGCCCCTGGAGACGTCCTCGAACATCTGCCGGTGGGCATCCTCACCTGTGTACGGGTCCTCATCCTGGAAGACCACAGTGACGCCGTACGCCTTCGACGTGATCAGCGCCTCGAACTGAATGTCAACCTCTTCCACGAACTTCGCGTAAGCAACGCGAGCCATGGTCGTCACGTAAGGCGACGCCTCCGTGTACAGACGGCCGATCTCCTCCCCCCACACGGGGTCAGCGACAATCTTCGAATAGTCCATGATCACTCCCTCTTGAACGATTGGACCAAAGGGACCTCGGGACAGTGATGCCCCGGGATCCGATGGCTCAACCCTCCGGATACGTCTTCGACCAGACCGCTGTGGCGCCCCTGACAGCTAGCCACCGGTTGACATCCTTCAGGGCCCCGCGGTTCGTCCTCTTGGTGGTGATCCCCTCTCGCTGGGCGACCATGAGGCACGAGAAGCGGGTGAGCGCCATCCCGGTGTCGATCTTCAGGATGAGACCCCGACGGATGGTGAGCGCCCGATAGACCTCGATCCCCTCACCCCGGATCACTTCGCTGTGGTCCATGATCACCAACTCCTGAGCTCGTAGTAGCAAGCCCAGACCTTGCCTGACTCGGTGAAGAAGATCACCGAGAACGTCTCGTCGTTCCGGTCCGTCACGAACCGGTGACCGACCTCCCAACCAGACATCACCCGTCCGGCGATAGCCTGCGTGGCCTGGCCCTCGGTCAGCTTCGTCGACCGCCGACCAGCGTAGCCAGCCAACTCATACCCGTACGTCTTGACCACGACCTTGCTCCTTCCAACCAGATCCAACTACCCTGAGTGCTACCCGACCGACTCGAACGGTCCCTATCGGACACCTGTCCAACAGTCCCAACCTGGGAAGGAGCGACCTTGCGAACGTGCAATTCCTGCCTAGATCCAACTCTTGGTGAGGTTGACCCCCCGACGGATCATGCCGACTCGGACGGTTTCGCTGAACCCCTGACCGATCTTTGCCCAGGTCGGGAGGAGTGTGGCCAACGGTTCTTGGGTGATGGCGAGGCTCTTGGTGAGGCCGAGGTCGACGACGGTTTCGCCGTCCTGGTCGAACGCGTACCAGGTGGGGCCCTCGACGCTGTGGACCTTGAACTGGCCGTTGGACCCGGGGAAGGTGACGATCTTGCCGACCAACGCGATCTTGTCGACGTCGGCCTGGGGGAGGGTGGTGGTCTGGACGCTCATGATCATCCCTGCTTCCTTGATCGTTCGGACAAGATCATCGTCATGATCGGCCACACGGCCAGGGGGGAGACCATGATGATCACCCGACCCAGTTCGATTGCGTTTGCAAACATGATCTTGTCCTCTCTTGATCTTGGCTTGACCTTGATCGGTAAGCCCGTGACCAGGGGGAAGATCAACTTCCCCTTGATCATGGACCGGCCGGTCAAGATCAACTGTCAAGATCACCCAGGTGGGGGATGGCCGGGTCCTTTTCGATCATGTACTGGAGGGCGACCAGGTAGTTTGCTCGGAGGCCCTTCACGTTGCGATTGCGAAGCCTGGGCTGGGGGTTTGCTTCGAGGTTTGCGATTGCAACCTCGGTGATCTTGCCGGTGAGGAGAGAGATCGACTGGCCACGGACAAGCCGGACCGGGGTGGGAAGGGGGGTGATCATTTGGTGCCTCCAGTTGATCTTGGGTACCAGGTGGGGTTTTCCTCCTGGTGTTCCCCCAGGATATGCCCCGGAGCATGATCATCTCTACCCCTGGAGGGTAAAGAGAAGGCAAAGTCTTCAAGTGTCCGAGTTGTGGTGGTACATGCACATACGTACCCATGTGTGGGGGTAGGTGTGGGTTTAAGGTGTTAGGTCTCCCTTGCCCTGGTATGGGGTGGTGTAGGTGGGTAGGTGTGGGTATGGGGTGGTATGTCCGTATTGAGTGGGTATGTATGCATGTGGGTGGGTGTGCCCTGGTATGGGGTGATGTGGGGTGATAGGTCCTAGATGTCCGTTTTGTCGCTTCTGCGAGGTTTGCTCTTGATCATCCCGGGCCCAGCGACGCTCCAGTATCTACCGGATGCTCAATTTCCCATTTGTAATACCGCCAGGTAACACCTAGAAAGGGTGAGGTAGATGGCAAGTAAGGATGTGGTTGTCCAGCCGGGCAACGGTGACGAGTTCCAGGGCTCCGAGGGCTCGAAGGCTCTGACGCCCAAGAGGAGCGACGGCACCCCCGCCCGGAGGAACCACCTGGAGCGCGCGTGGGTGAAGCACCGCCTGATCAGGGACTTCGCTCTGGGCGAGAAGACCGGTCAGCAGATGGCCGCGGAGTACGGGGTGTCGGCGACGTCGATCTCGGCGTTCAAGAAGCGGAATCTGATGGCCATCGAAGAGGTTAGGAACAACCTCGCCGACGAGTATGCGGGGGTGTGGGTGGCGCAGAAGATGGCGCGCATCCAGGAGTATCAGGAGGCGGCGGAGAAGATGGCCGATGGGCGTTCTCCGCGTAACCAGGAGGTCCTGGTGAGCATCTTGAAGGCTGTCGCCGAGGAGCTGGGCCAGTTGCCGGCGCGTCAGCAGGTCAACGTGTCGACCGAGAACGTCACCTACCAGGTGGTCGGCATCCCGCTGGAGGATCTCCAGTGACCGATAAGGTGGATGGTCTGATCGAGGAGGCTACGGCCAGGGCGGACAAAGCGCGGCGTGAGGCTCGGCGCCAGATGGCTCTGGCTGGCCAGTCGAACACCCATCACTATCAGCCTCACGGGACGTGCATCGAGCTGTTCAAGTACCGCGGGGACGAGGTGCTGTTTGCGGGGCCGGCGGGTACGGGGAAGTCGAGGGCGTGCCTGGAGAAGCTCCACATGATGGCGCTGTTGAATCCGGGGATGCGTGGTCTGATCTGCCGTAAGACGCTGGCCAGCCTCGGTAGTACCGCCCTGGTGACGTTCGAGCAGCATGTAGCGAAGGAGCATCTGGCCGCGGGGGAGATGAAGTGGTTCGGTGGCTCGCCGAAGGAGGCGGCCTGCTACCGGTACAAGAACGGGTCGACCATCACGGTGGGCGGCATGGACAAAGCGATGAAGATCATGTCGTCGGAGTACGACATCGTGTACGTCCAGGAGGCGACGGAGCTCACCGAGCTGGACTGGGAGTCGATCACCACGCGCCTGAGGAACGGCAAGGTGTCGTTCCAGCAGTTGATGGCGGACGCGAACCCCGATGTGCCGACGCACTGGCTGAAGGTGCGCTGCGACAAGGGGAAGACGCAGATGATCCGCAGCCGGCATGAGGACAACC